ACGCTTCTGGCTTCTTTTTGGTACGCTTATGCCCCAAAACACCTACATGCCGTCAGCGGGCAAATTTGGGCGATTAAAGGCATAGTGCTATTTTTCTGCAATTAATCTAATAATAATGCAATATTGATATTGATATATGTTGATATCATGATTATATTCTAAGGGTAAGAGGGACAAAACAGGGAAATCAGGGAGATTACCAAATGACTAAATTTACTGAAAATGAAATGAAAATCTTAAACATCCTTGCCGACAACCACGGCGCAAAATGGGATACTGAGGAAGATGACAACTCACCGCACATTGACACTTTTGAGTTGACCACTGATGGGTCTGGCCAATGCGGCACAATCTTCTCTAAAAATAATCTTGACCCGAAAGTTTATCGCGGTGTGGTTTCAAGCCTTATCCAAAAGGGCGCTTTAATCACTGACGAATACGACACGATGACAGACCCACGCAAAGGCTTTTTGCCTATGATTGCCATCGCAATCAACTTCGACACATTCAACGAAATTAGAAAGGCGGCGGCTTAACAGCCCCGCCCCGAAAGGGATTTGATATGGCTAACTGGCAATACACTGGTGAATGTATCGAATGGGCTGATGGTTCTTTCGATGCGGTCTACAGCAATGATGCTGGTGATGTTGAGTGGAAGCCAGCAACACCAGCCCAGATTGCTGCATACAAGCGTCACAAGGAATGGATGGCACAAGGCTGTCCAGACATTGTCATCAGAATGAGTGATTTATTCACAGGGAGAGCATAAAATGGAAAACATTTATAAAATACCTAAAGTCTATTACCGCGATCACGTCGAGTGTGATTGTGAGGCACCTGAGATTATCAGGGAAACCAAAGCCCATTATTACATCAGTGCCGAAGATACACCTGAGTTGGCTGAGTTAAGAAGCCGTGCAACATTTTATGCCGATGACATTGGCGGCGATTATTGGGAAAACTGTCGAGGCATTGTTATCTCAGCGAGAGCTACGCTTAAAGTGATTGGCATTGACGAAGCCCAGAGCAAAGCCGCTTGGGCAAGGTTTAACAGGGGGTAAACATGAAACAGATTAGAGTAGACCGCGTCAAACTCTGGTATGTCGTGAGCAATCCGTTCACGCGTCCAGTTGTAACTGGTCCAATTTTCGACAGGTACGACGCAATCGCGTTGGCTTGCAAGCGCACCGACAACAAGAGCCTCATCACGCACATATCGCGTGGTGAGAGTTGGGTTGGCGGTGAGATCGTGTGTAGCGCGTACCGGCTACACGTCAACGGATGGACGGCGTTAGCACCAAAGACGCCCGACGCACGTCTTAACAAACCATCAAAATATGGGAGGGTGACATGAAAGTAACACGTTTAAAAAAGGGCTATCGGATCAATCTGTCTGACATAGAGTTTCAGTTATATGTGCGTCTAATTGATGCTGGAATGGCAGATATGCACGAACCAAATTTAAATGATCCGGTTGAAAGGCTTTTTGACCGGATCAACGGCACACAGAAAATTAGTGATTGGTTTGAAATCGCTGACGATAGGAGATCGACATGATTAAAGACACAATTGGCATGCTGTTGCTAATGGCATTTGGCTTGGCTTTTTTCACAAACGCGGTGACCACTGAATATAACGTGTGGGCGCTGATGGCAAAATCATCACAATTTTTTGGAGGATAAAATGGTAGGAAAGAAAACCCCTGACGACATCACCACGGCATCAGTATTGCCGGTAATTATGAATATGTCGCCGCACAAAACCCCAAACGATCAGCTTGCCAAGGCGCTGGCCGCAATCGAAGGCAAGCCTGATCCCGACCCATTCAACGGCAACGAAGCCTGTGATTGGGGTGACGCCTTAGAGGGCGTCATCCTCACTACCGCCGCTGAACGACTAAACCTGACTGACCTCAAACTGGAACACGACGCCGTCTTTCACGACACGCTACCATTTGCCGTGTCGCTTGACGGCACCGCTGACGGCGGGCTGGGGCATGAAGTCACCACCGATCCGTCGAAGGGCATCTACTGCGTTGACGGCGCTGTCTGGGTTGACGGCGTGGGCGTATTGGAGAGCAAACTTACCAGCGCCAAGCCAGAAGACCGGCCAGCGCCTCACAGGGGGCCGCTGCAACTCCAAGGGCAATTGATGGCCACCAAACTAACTTGGGGCGCTGTGTGCGTCTTATACGGCGGTGTGGAGTTACGCATCTTCTTGTACCAAGCCAACGCTGCCACACAGTCGCGCATCACGGATGAAATCGAGGAGTTTGAGCGTCGCAAGTTTGACGTTGACTGGTATCCGATTCAGTCCAGCTCTGACGGCAATACCGCCTACCCGCGTGTCGATGACGGTGCGCCGCCAATCACGTTAGAGGGCGAAGACAACGACTGGCTGGCTCAGTTGGTCAATGCCAAGGACGCCAAGCGAGCCGCTGAGGGCGACATAGACGAAGCTGAGGCTATGCTGAAAGAGCGTCTTGGCAGTCACGATGAGGCGACAGGGGTAGTCGGCAATCGCTCTTACTATGTGAAGTGGCCAATGCGTAACTTTAAGGCACAACCGGCCAAGATGACACCGGCCAAGCCCGCACGGATTGCACGCCAAGGCACGCTGACAATTAAGGAGGCAAAAGATGATTGATGTGCCGCTGACGAAAAAGCAGGCGGAACTGCGGATTCTGATTGACCGCATGACCCGCCGGTATGGCTACACGCCGACGATCAATGAGCTGTCGCAGAAGACCGGCAAGAGCTTCAGCCAAGTACACCGGCTGATGACCGGCCTAGTCGAGCGCGGCGCGGCTGAGAAGGTGGCCGGGCGAGCCAGAGCGTTTAAACTTTTATAACGAATATCGGCCTCGCCCTTGGGCGGGGTCTTTTTTTGCATCAAGGGGGTTGATATTAAAGTGATATCATCTTATATTCATAGGGTAACAAGGGAGATTGATATGACTTTCATTATGAACCAGACAGCTTGGGAAGCCGGACGTGAGGCAAGCATCAAGGCCAACGCGTCTATCGGGCGCAATAAGCGTTGGATTGCTGAGGATGAGACACGCAAGGAAATCGAGCGTTTTGTGTTTGGTGGCGGCAGCGATTTTATCGCCAGTATGCGCGACGCTCTGCATGAGTGGGGCAGGCTGACAGAGAACCAAGAGGCTGCTGTTCGCAAGGTTATGGCACGCGAAGAAAAGCGCGAAGCCGAGCGCACCGCTGAGTGGGAAGCCGCAGCAGATTGCCCAGAGGGCCGCGTCGAGGTGATTGGCGTTATTATCTCGACTGACATTCGCGACACTTCTTTTGGTATGCAGTGGAAGATGCTGGTGCGTGACGATAGTGGCTTCAAGGTTTGGGGTTCTATCCCATCAAAGCTGCATGAGCCTGTTGAGGAAAATGGTGAGTGGCTTACCGGCCAAGCTATGAAGGGCAAGCGCGTGTCGTTTGTTGCGGCTGTTGAGCCAAGCAAGGACGATCAGAAGTTTGGGTTTTTTAAGCGGCCAACCAAGGCCAAACTGGAGGGGTAAGTGCAAACAGAACATCTAAAACCAAACGACCTAGTCAGCGTGACTAGCCCGAAGGGCAGGACGGTCACGGCTATGGTCAGGCGGGTCGAGCGCATTGACGATGAAAGCTACAACGTAGTCTTCGAGGATATGCAGACCGCCGACAGGTTTGACTATCAATATCTTTATAAGTGAGGTGAGGGGGCGAAAGCCCCCTTATTTCGTTAGCCCCTTCATCTTCTCAAATGACCGCATGCCGCCCAACCCCAACATGCCCAGCAATACGGTCATCAGGCTGTCCATATCAAAGGCTGGCATAGGCGGTATCTCAAGCCCCATATACGCCGTGACAAAGTCAGTGGCTGGAAATAAAACGAAGTGAGCCATCAGGGCAATGCCGCAAGTCCATCCGATAAACGGACGCCACCCGGCCACAAAAATTGACCTGTGAGACGCCTCAGCTTTATTGATCTCCAGTTGCCCCTTGGCAAGCTCTTGCGCGTGCTGGTCGGCCATTGTGGCGAGTTCGTGCGCCAGTTTGTTCTTCTGGTCTTTGTCTTCGATGAACTTGTCTAGCAGGCCAGTAACCGGCCCGATCAGTGCTTGTATCATTTTGATTCACTCCCGCACCATACTGCAAAAGCCCCTGTGGCGGCTCCGACGATAGTGCTAACAAATGCGGTTTGCTGAGTTGTGGCTGACACGCCCAGACCCATAAACCAGTCACAGACATTCCACGCCATTACAGTAAATGCCAACATCATTAAGCGCGGAATGATTTTGTACTCAAGAAGAACCCTGCTCATTTTGACTCCAGACTCATCTTGATCTTGGCTATCTCAATCTCCAGATCATGCACACGCTTAACCGTATCCTGCACAGACTTTGGCGGCTCGAACTTGTCGATCCAGTCGTCATTTTCCTCGACCTCTTGCATCGTTAGCTCAAGGTTATGCTCAAGAAAACTGATGCGCTCGGTCAAACCAAAATAAACCCACACGCTGACGGCGGTAAACGCAATCATGCTGATAAGATTGCGGAGAGGAATTGTAACCTCGCTGGCCTCATTTAGTCTTGTCGCTGCGTTTTTAGTCATCAGCTAACGCCCTAAATCTTGCGGTCAATCTCTTGGCGCGGTTTGGCACCTGATCAAACCAGCGTGAATCTTCAGCTTCAGCGGCCACGGTCAGCCACGCCTTTGGGTCTTCCATTGCCTCAGCAACGCCAGCCCACATCTTCTTGAACTTGTTGAAGCGCGGATATCCAAGATTAAACGTCATATTGCACAAAGCCAATGCGCCGTCAGGGTACTTGAGGTCAAGCTCGTTGAAGTCAACGCCGACGTTATCGCACAAACGGCGGCAATCCTCGACCGTCACGGCAATATCCAGATTAAACGCCTTACGCACCCGGTCTTCTGACACCTCAGTGCCGACCGGCAGGCCGTATTCTGGGTCATGCTCTTTAATTAAATGGCCGATGCCAAAGGTTGGGAGTTGCAAATGATCTAAATAAATCAGATACTTACAGCCCTCATCTTCGGCTAGTTCTTCTCTCAATGCGTCTTTATTCATCGCCTCATCTCCCGCGCAATCTCAACAGCCCTGACAAAACTTTCTGATTCAGCCTCTGGAGTAAACGCGCTGACCGGGAGCCGTTTTGTGAACTGCCTGATTTGCGAGATGTGGTAAAAAAGGCATGAACGCTGTTGAGCTGCACAAAGCACCAAGATGTCATAATCACAATGCTCCTTTGTATTATTCGGCAGCGCCTTGTGGCTGCCAGACGTAAGTTGAAAATGGTAACCCGGAGTTCTACTGCCTTTATCCGAGCGCAGGCTCGCAGTCTTAATTTGGCAAAGATACACTTGGTTATCAGTCTTTGAAATAACGACGCCATCAATTTTGTCCTGTTGTGCCGGAGCGTAAGCCCAGCCGTCTTGTGATAACACTGCGGCTGCCGCCAAAAACTCACCAATCAATCCGGTTGTTGTTGCACTCAATTTTTAGACGCCAGCCACATAATCCAAAAGAATATGCCAAAGGATACAATACCCAGAACACCAATCGCAATAGCCTCTATTATTTTCTGTCGCATCTCCTGTTGCTTATAAATAGCGTCTTGGCGCTCTTTGCGGATTCGGCCTTCGAGCTGGATCAGGTCAGCCCAAGCCTGCGGGCCGTAGGTCATTTGCAGATACTGTTTAAGCTCGGCGCGTTGGCTCTCCAACTTCTTTTTGGCTGCGTAGACTTGCAGCGCCTCACTTTGCACTGCGTCTGCGCCCTTCAGCTTCTTGAATAGCGGCGGGTTCTTCACCTGCTTCTCGGCTTGGTCGATGTCGCTGGCGGCTTTCATCCAGCGAGACACGTCGCCAATGCAGGATTCCAGATCGCGGCCAGCGTTTACCATCTGCTTAATCGTATTGAAAGCTGCTGTTGCCCCAGAGATTGCTGCGCCTATCGTGATCGGGTCTATGACAACATTCCTTTCTTCAGCACTTGGCATCGCCATTTTTTAGGCATCAAGCCGTGGGTCATCTCGCCAACGTCACGCCCCATTTCCATAGCACGGCGTTCACAGGCAGCGCGGGTGTCGTAGGGGCCGCGAGTGTCGTGAAATTCAATACAATCGGTAGGGCTTGCTATCGCACAGGCTAGTACGATTGCCTTAAACATTGCCTTGGATGCGCTTGATAATGCGCCTCACGGTCTCCGTTTCGTAGATACGAATCAGAATCCACACGCCAGTAAACAAAGCCACAACGTCAGGCACCATTGCCATATAGGCAGCAGCAGTGCCTGTTCCAGCTACAACGTCCAGAATGACTTTGTTTTCCTCGTTCATCAGATAGCGTCCGGCCAGTTGTTAATGGGTGCGTTACCAGTAGGATTGCCGTCAGCGTCCACAGGAACGTCATACAGCGCGATAAACGCGGCAAGGTCAGCAGCGTTAGTAATTGCTGTCTCAATGGTGCCTGAGGCCAGTCTAACGGCTGCGCGAAAGGCGAGGACATCAGCAGGGATGTCGGTGCCGTTTTCGGCAGAGCGCACAACCATCCAATCAGTCGGTGCTAGTAAGCCGCCAGCCTGTGCCTTTACTGTGGCAATGGCTTGTGACTTGAGGCCAAGTGTCACAACCTGTTCGCCATCTTGCATTAGCGGGTCGCCGTTCTCGTCAACTTCATTAACATCATCCAGCGACTTAGCCACACCGGCTGACCAGTAGAACCGCCCATCAAAGCTGGCTGGTTCATCTTCCCAGACAAGCCCCTTGGCTGCTTTGGTTGCGTTATCCCACAACATCCAGTTTGCTGGGTGCTGGATTTGGTCATTGTCTGTCCACGCCTTACCAGCGCGGATAATACGACCTGAGTATAGATATGCCATCGGTTATCTCCTATCTGGCGTTAGCGTATTTGAATGGGTTTTCGGCAAAGGCGAGGTATATGTAGGTTTGACCGTTATCATTTAAATATGAACTGAACCTAATTTTCACACCATTGCTTAAAAAGTCTACCGGCCTACCAGATGCCGCCTCTGCGTTAGCTTCATTAGGTAACAACTGGTCTTGAACAGCGTTAAATGTTTCTCTAGCTGAATCATAAATAACCCAATGCGTTGCGTCTGATACTGACTTCATCATCCAAAAAGCTGGCCTAAACCCGGTGAAGACAAACGGCCCATCGCTGCTGCCGTTGCCGGTGTAGGAACCGACCTTAGTGGTGTCGCTGTTTGCGAAACAATAGGCTATGTAGTCCTCACCAGATAGGACCACATTGTTTGTGCCGGTTGAATATGTTGTAAATCCAAATGTATCTGTGCTGAATGTTTCAACATTACCACTACCAAACGGACCTGTTTCTGCTTGCGTTGAATTTAGCACTAGAGCATCACCAGCGGTGTTATCTATGTGTTTAACTACCCAATCCCTAGCAGACCCACCGGGGGTACCTCTGGCTTTAACTATGACCATAGATGGGGCCTTCCCAAGCCCGTGTCCTACAGTTGAGTTAATATTACCATCACCAGTATAGCTAACAATACTAAACCCTGCCGTGGTATTCGCGGAAACCTGTGACGTAATGCTGCCTGCGGTATTGCTGACCGCTGTGCCGCCAGCTTTCCAGTTCCAAGCTGCGTAGGTTTGGCCTGATTGGTTGGTTCCCCCAGATGCACCTGTTGTAAACCCATCCGCATCAAAAGACGTAAGTTGTGTTGTTGAAGTAGCTTCTGCGGCTGTTGAATGTGAACCTAAATACTCTCCAGCACCACGAATCACATCAAACAAAGAATGTCCTGATGTACTTGAACGCTCTTTAATCCAAACGAAATCTGGTGCGCTGCCAAAACCAACGCCAGTAATACTCTGCGTTGAACCATTTCCAGTATAAAGCACCGTATTAAAATGCTCAGACCCATCCACAATCGTAGGCTCTGGAAGGTTTGCGGTACAAAGCGCAAGGTAGCCGGACGGTGGCGCATACTTGAAGTCACCCACGCCGTTGTCATCTTGGTTGCCTCCAGCGGTGGTTGCGCCAGAGAAGGTGCTGTCTTGACCGAAGTTAAATGTCCATATTTTTGAACCAGCAGTGCTGTTTCCATTGCCAGTAAAAGGAACATATGTTCCGCTTTGCAAGGATATTGCAGTTCCTAAGTCAGAATTGTTTAGTTTAAATTGAACTGACCCACCGTCTAAATCAACTGCTATTGAAATAATATCACCGTCAACAGCGTCAGTAACAGTTTGAGTAGTTGACCCACCAAGTGCGTCCACCAATTGTGCGCTGCCGCTACGATAGTATACGGCCTCCGTATTGCTTCTATTTGTTTCTAACGCTATTCCAAAATAATTATTTGACCTTTCTATATCATTAACAAATATTTCAAAATAGTATTTACCGGAAGATACGCCAAAGGTTCCTGCCATAAAATCATCGGAAGTTGCTTGGTATTTTAGATTGCCCTCTGAGATTGTTCTGTTGTTGCTAGTACCTCTGAACAAAGGATTAAGCGTACACCAGTTATTCGCGGGTGAATCAATGACAGAATCCCGATAGTCTAGGTTGTTAGGTGTCCAGTGGTTGCCCTGACCAGATACGTCTTTCCAAAAGGCTGCTTCGCGTGTGTCGGCCACGGCATAGAACAGGTAGCTGTCGCCGTTATTATTAGACGTTCCACCACTACCTAGCAAAGTAAATCCATCGCTATCGAAACTTATTGCATTGTTAGAAGAAACATTTTCATCATCGGATGTGTTTGGAAATAACTGTAAATTATTTGGGTTGGATGCATTTCTTGTATTGTCGTAGACTGCCCAATTAGCCCCACCGTCCCGCTTAATCATAACAAAAGCTGGTTCAAACCCTGTGGTAATACTGTTTGATGTTCCAGTACCAGTATATGATGAGATAGACGAATAGCCAGCCACCTCTGCGAAACAGTACGATATATAAGTAAACCCACTGCTATTGCACGAACTCGTTGTGCCAACGCTAAATACAGATGATGTTGGTGCTGTATTATTCCATAAAGCTGCACCAGCACTAGCAGACGCAGCAGTTGTTTGTAAATCAAGGTAATGTGCTGTGCTTGCTAGGTCTTTATGCCACACAGGCCAAGCAGGCGAAGAGATAGCATTGCTTCTACATTTTACAATAACCAAATCCGGCGCAACGCCCAGACCGTGACCAATCGTAGCCGCTGAACCAGTGCCAGTATAGGATGCTATCGAAAAACCATAGTCAGGATTTGCCTTGACCGTGCTGGTGATTGTTCCATCAGTATTGCTTGCGGCTGAACCGCTGCCAGCATCCCAAGCCCAAGCGACATATCCCTCACCATTGTCATTAGAATCGTTGCCAGTTCCGTGTACTGAAAAGCCATCAGCATCAAGAGAAATGAGTGCATTTGCACTTGATGCGTTTTCTGCCGCAGTTGAGTTTGAGGCTAAATATTTTGAACCTGTTGCGCCAGCATCGTAGGGACCACCATAAGTTAAAGAATTATGCAAACGGTGAGTGCTAGCCACATCACGATTTTTCAACCAAACCAGGTCTGGCGAAAATCCCAACCCGCTAATTCTGTTTGTGGCATCGTTGCCACGATAGGTAACAGCATTGAACCCCTCGCTGACCACATCATCTTCAAAGGTCAGTCTGAATCCGTTTGTACCGTAGGTGCCAGAGTAGTCTTTGGCTTTCCAATAGCCGTCAACAGTCTCACCAAAGCTGCTTGCGTCTAGGGCTTGACCGTCAATGAAATGGATGTCGGACATATAGCCGTCAAAAAACCAAATTCCAGTGTTTACTGCACCTATATTATGTTCAATTGTTGAGGTAAAATGGCTGTCAGTATTCTGTGCGCCATAAGTTTCAGTATCAAACGCTGTTATTTGTTCACCATTGACATATAACTTAAATCTATTTGTGGATGTTGCTTGCGTTGAATCGTAAGCCGCAACTATGTGATACCAAGCAGACGTATCACGAAAAACTTGGGTAGTTACAAACTGGAATATATTACTGTTAGATATTTCTACCGCAAAGGCCAGTTTGTCTGAACTATTAAAGTGAAACCGTGTCCAATCCGTGCCGGAAGTCTGAAGGGCATCCATTAAAGAAACTGTCACACCCAAGTTTCCACGCTTGACCCAGCCACTCCAAGTCCACGTTCTACGGTTACCCGCAGTTTCCGGTGTCCAACTCAGGTATTGGCTTCTGTCATCGTTGAACTTGAGGGATTGCTGGTCGATGCCTTCAGATGCACCTATGTTGCCCGCACCACCGATTGAGAATAGATTACTCATTATACCGCCTTTAGCTTACGTTTAGGCTACGACCAACTTCGTACATATTGGTGCCGTCACTGTAGAATACCAGAATATCCTTCGCTGAGGCGTCTGTGGTCAGCGTTGGCGCAGTACCGGCAGCAAACTTAAACACGGCGTTGTAGCTCAGTGTGCGTGAGCCTGTGCCATCTTGTATTGCCATCAGCGTGTATACGCCGCCGTCAACCATATTGGTAGGCGCAGCCAGTGTGCGGTTGTCTGTGAGGGTAACGCTAGTCACCTGATTGGCTGAGGCATCCCAGCTAATGCTTGCGGCGTCTGTGAGCGTTGTCGCGTTGAAGTTCTGCGTCTTGGTGAACTCCTGTGCAGCCTCAAGGCCAGCGATAGTCACATCAGCGTCTGGTGCTGTCAGGACGCGGGTTGTGGCGGTTGTAATGCCCACCGCATCAATGCGTACCTGCTTGGTATCGTCAGCCGGGTCAGACAGCGTGAATGTGTCTTGAATGGCAGCAGTGCCAGCGTTCATATCGGCTAGGTGAGCCATAACCTCGCGCAAGGCGTTGTTAACGTCACTAGGCACCATCGTGCCTTCGCCCAGGTCGATGCTGTCGATGTCCGTGTTCGCGCTTGAGCTTGAGTCATATTCGCTGATTTTGGTTTTGGCCATTACTTATCTCCGTTAATCCTTAAATAACTTATAACATATAATCAGCGCACGCGCACCGCACGTCCGTCGGATGTCTTGGCAAACGTCACAGGGTTGCCCTGACGATCCGTCACAGTCTCATAACCGACGATGTTGCCGCCAGCCGCCATATCTTCGATTGAGCCAGCTTGGGCGGAGCTGATGGGTGAAGGCACCTGCTGAGATAGTAGGCCACCTGCTGCTGGCGCTCCATATCTGAGAGCCGCCCCCGGTGCCTTAATCATACCTCTTGCCAACTTACGACCCGGCGCGTTTCTGTATAATCCACTTAATAATATTGACGCTGGCACGCCAAGTCCGGTGCCGAGTGGGTCGCGTATGAGGTCTGACAAAGCTTGCCTTTCCGCTGTGCCGCTTGATGGAACGCTTGGGCCAATGACTTCGCGGGCTTGTCTAGCCGCTGCTTTGATTGGGTCGGTCGGTGTCTTCTTTTTCATTTGCCGCAAAAGCTGCGTCGGGCCAAACATGCCCGCCTTTGACAGTGCGCTTTCCTTGGCCTTTTCAATTGGGCGCATTTGGCTAAAGGCTTTGTTGATGTTTTGCAAGTCCGGCACGTCTGGGTTTTGAGCAGATATTTCAGCTCTTAAAGCATCTCTAAACTCTTTTACAGCTCTGCCAATTCTGCCTTCTTTGCCGCCCTTGTTAGCCGTTGAGAACACCTCAGATGTCAGGTCTGTCTCAACGTCTTTGAGGGTTCCTTTCGACAGTTTTCCGCCCGACACGTTTCTTTGCACCAAGTCCTTTATTATGTCGTTGAACTCTTTTGCGTCAGCCGGATTAAGCTGTCTTTTTGCGGCTATCTCTGCCGCCTTATTTGATAAACCTGAGGCATCAATTGATAGCTTTGGCACAACCTTGCTATAGGCTTCGCCGACCGCCTCAGAGGCGGCTTCGACTAAGTCTTCGCCCTCTAGGTTTTTTGGTAACTTAGCGCCAATCGGCGCAACGGCAGTTTCGACCATATCGCGGTTAAACGCCTTCATCACGTTTTTCTGTTGGCCTTGGATCATCTCTTGAGCAAACGGCAAAGATATTTTTTCTTCAATAGATTTGGTCATGCCGCCCAAAGCCTGACCGGGTGTCAGGGGGTAGCCCTTTTTCATCAAGGCGCTTGCGGCCTCTGTTATCTTGGGGCTTATGGCTTGACCGGCAGCCGCAGTTGCCAGCCCAAGCGGTGCGCCTATAGCGCCACCAACAATTCTTTCCTCTGGTGTCTCTCCGGTTGCGGCTCCGTAAATGCCGCCGCCGATTGTTCCAGCCACTTTTGTGCCTAGCTTTGCAGCCGCAGCGCCCGCACCGCCAGTTAGCAAGGAGCCTAATATCTCAAAACCGTATGCCTTAACTGGGTCTGTCTCTTTGAATCTAGCCAGTCCTTCGCGTATCTCATTGGCCGCATCTTCGTATGACTTGTCAGACGTAAACGCTTTGTAAGCGCCATATATTTCGTCTGAAAGGCCAAACGTCAGCCCCTGAGCAGCCGCACGGCCAATGTCAGCCGCAATGTCCATACCAGTTCTGTCGCCGGTTCTGGCCTCAATTTCCGCGTCTGATTTTGGTATAGCCATTATTGAACACTCTCTTTTGTCACAAATACAAACTTTTCGCCATTAAAGATGAGGTCGCCTACTTTAATTTCTTTGTCTTCGTATGCTTTTTTGTATGCTTCCTCAGCATCTGGATCACCACTTCTGAAGGTCTTAAAGAGTTTTCCTTGCTTCTCATCAGCCCATCTATCAAAACCTCTTAAAGTGCCATTTCCAAGGTTCTCGTCTGCCATATAGTCATCCATAAGCCTGCGGCGCTCTTTGTTAAACTCAATAACCTGCAACATGCCTCTTGCTATCTTCCTGTTACCAAGCGTCGTCCTGCTGAACATAGGCGCGGCTTGGGCAAACATTCTCATTTCATAATCAGATGTTGAGCCTGACCCAGCCACACGCATATTGGGAATAACCCTTGATATAGACCTTTGCAACAATTCCGCTGTGCTTAACTTACTGGCCTCAGCGTCACTTAGCAGATTAAACTCTTTTAGTAGCTGCTTTAATGGGATTAAAGCGTTTTCTATTCTGCCAGTTTCCGCACCTCCGGAAAGCAAACTGTCAATAACCTCAAGTTCGCTTTCAATAGTTCTGACATTTGCTATAGCCTCATCTGTTTTGCCTAGCTTTTTGAAAGCATATTCAGAGGAAAGTTTGTCATAAGCAAGCTGACCTTTTTGGTCAAATGAAACTGTCGTACCCGGCTTTGTAAGCGCATCCCTTATAATTTTCTGCCCCTCTGGGCTATTTGGATCAATTCCCGCAGCAGCCAAGTTCTTCAAAAGGCTGGTTGTGTCAGGACGTGTAGCCTTAGCAAACTGCGCCTCAGCTAATAGCCGGTCGATAACTGACTTTTGATCCGCAGCCTTCTGAGCCGCAATGCGATCCTCAGCGGCAGTATAAGCCTTTGTTCCGGCAGTACCCATACGCCCCAAAACCTGACCGAGCGACACCGGACGGTCTTGGTAGCCTGAAGCCTCAAAGCCTGCGGCGGCAGCGCCTAACATGCCCTGCGTGCGTGGCTGCATTAGCTTTTGACCAAATGTCATTTCAGGCGCGGGCTGACCAGCCGCTGCTGTCGCAGGGGTAGGCAAGCCAACCTGACCGGGCTTTGGCGTCAGGCGTGAAGCCTGAGCGTTCTTTAGCACCTGCTGCATCAGCGGCGATAGCTGCTGGTTTGCCAGCATTGGCGACTGAGGCGGGGCAGGTCGCTGACGTGCGGCGCTTGGAACAATCCCCTGAGGCGTTTGATATGGGCGCGTAATGTTTGCCTGCGGCACAGGCGCTCTGCCCTGAAGCAGTCGGTTAAATCTGTCGTAAACGCTCATGCCCTAACCCCTAACCAAGTAACCCGCTTAGACCGCCAACGACAGCGCCTGTCATTGGGTCAAAGCCAGCCATAGTGCCTAGCTCCGCCCCACCCATTGCGCCGCTGAGTACGTTACCTGCGGTATTGCGGAAGACAGGCTTAGTTGATTGCCCGCCAACAGTACCACCCTGAACGGCAGCCATATAGTTGGCCAAAGCCAATTGATCCTGATTCTGCTCAAAGTTATAGCGATCAATGTCTGCCTGCAATTCAGCCTGAGACTGAGCCTCACGCGCACCGCCGACACCGGCAAGGGTGTTAAGGTCAGCGAAGCCAAACTCACGCGCTGCCGGAGCCTGAGCTATTGCCTGTTGCTGCGCCTGATACGCCATCGGCGCAAGGGCTGCTGCAACCGCGCCCTGTTCGTAACCTGAGCCATAACGCCCAGCCTTTGAGGCTTGAGCCTGCATCTGCTCTATGACAGGGCGGAAGGCGGCTGACTGAAGCGGGTTAGTACCCATCAAATTCTGCATCACAACGTCTTGTACGGCTGGGATAAACGGTGATCCGTCAATTGCCATCTGGCGGGTTCCGGCAAGTGCCATTTCGCTTTCGGGGCTAAATCCTACGGTTGTCTGACCGGGGTAGTAAGACGGTCGGTTCTGATAGATATTTTTAGCCTCAGATAAACCAAATTCCAGAAATGGCTGCGCGTACTTGGGTGCGCTGGTTGTCTGGGTGATTTGTCTGGTGTCTCCACCGCCGCCTTTACTCATCTCTCAAATCCTTTGTTAAAACCACCGACGTGGCGGTGTAATCTTTCAGTTGTCTTTGCCAGCCCCTACGGCCATTGATCTCCATCGCGTCGCAGCCCTGAGCCTTAGCCCAAACTGCAATAGACTTCTCAGCCTCAACCAGCTCATCTAAGTCACCGCCTGCAAGCCAGATTCGGCACACGGTTAGGCTGGGGTAGTCAACAACTTCGGTTATAATACACGACTTTTCCAACGGATGTAACTGTGCCTCACCAACGGCGCAGGCTTGGTACACATCGTCTATTGAGTGCGTGCCGCCAGAATATTCCAGCGCATCCGCAATATATTTGCGGTTTTTCTCAAACTTTTCCTTCAGCTTGTCTTCAGCCGATAATAAGGTAGGCAACATCTACATCGTGTCCGTGGTTCTTGTGTTCAATTATCATAGACCCATTGGTGCTAGTGCTTTTTACAAATGGGTAACTGTGTTCTAGTGTCTCGTTATATCCGGTAAAAAAGACGATACTGTCAACGCCATAGCGCGGGTCACTCACTGTCGTTGTCGTGGTTCCGCCTGCCAAGACCGCATAGCCAACGCTGTTCAAACCACCGTTTATTGTGCGGTTCAAAACCTCGGACACCTCTCGCGTCGTCGCAGTGACAGGGTTTAGCGTTCTGAGGTTTGACTTGCGCTGCTCAACAGTCATCGGCGGCCAACCTGTCGTGCTTCAACGTCAATGCCGTGAGCGAAAGACCAATTGCCACTAAGTAGCATCTTGACGCGCTGATACCTGTCCTGCGCCCTAAACGGCACAAACCCGCTGGCGTTGGTTGTTCCACCAGCAGAAAACGCGACTGTGTCTGTAGGCGTTCCGCGCATGCCGACAAATAGCTCAACCGACCCATCTTCATGATAAGGATATACGCGCGTCACAATACTGTGCTTGCCCATACTGAGCGTGGCCTCGCCAGTAGTGATTGTCGCCTGAAGCGGATCGCCAGTAAAGGTAAACAACTTGTCGCCAACCGCACCACCAAAGAAGAACTCGCCGCCTCTAAATAACTGGCTGTCCAAGACAGTGCTGAGGCCGTCTAGCGTGGCTGAAAGGTTATCCAAGTCCTCAACGGTGTAACCGGCGCTGAAGAACGGAGCAATAAAGTCGGCATCTACGTTGCCAATAGACCAGCGGCCTAGCGCGTAGTTAAAGATCAACAGACGGTCAGGGCGGCCAGTCGTGCTGGCGACGCTAGTGTAAGACCAAACTGCAATCTGGTTGAGTGGGTCAACCGCCGCAGTCATCTTGTCTTTGTATGTTGAGTTAAAGTCCTTGGCAAAAAATTTGTCTATTTTCTCATTTCCGATTGGCGTCGACTTCTGCCCATCGAACAGGTGGAAACCATTGTCTGAATAGTAAAACACGTTTGAGCCGTAATTGCACACCGAACCGGGTATGCTACAGCCGCGCTGGCTTTCGACTTTGTCAAACTGCCAGATTAGCGGCGGGCCTGTGTATGTGGCGCGGAAGATAGCCTTCTCACACAAGATCGTGCAATATTCTCCACCCACCATTCCAGTGATAGCGCCAGAATCGGGCAGAATCTGAAAATCGCTCTGGTTAACGCCGTTAGTCCAGCCCTCAATATCATTAAAGGCAGACCATCTAGCTTTGTAGGGTATACGGCCTGAGCCTTCATCAACATTAGCCGTCCACACGAAATCACGCACCACGGCAAGGAAGTCAGCCTTTGGCGGTGAGCCGCCAAGATCAGAAAATGCAGTATCCGTTCCTAATTGCCACTTTTGCAGTTCTTCGCCAATGCCGCCTGATGCAATGACGTACTCGCCAAATTGCACAAACTTCCACTTCTCTGCGCCAGTCAAATCATATGCCGGTGATCCGGCCTTGCTAACGTCATCAAGATTGTTTGTTGAAGCATTAAACGAATATAGTTTTGCGTCATCTCCGGCAAACAGCTTGACGTTTCCGGCGTTGTCCTTTGCAGCGTAAATGCCTTTTATCGTGCCACTAGCCGCATTGCTAAAACTGATAAACTGGTTTAGCGGGCGATAGCCATTAAAAGCCGGTATCACATTCTCTGCCGTAACGACGCCTGCGTTCATAAATGCTGGCTGGTCTGGCAGCCATTCGCCAAATTTTATCATTGTCCTAACCAGTTCCCAGTTGCGCCTGCTGGCGGCGTTGACCAAATGCTAGGAGCGCCTGCTGCCGCTGCCGCCCAAGAAGGCGTGGTCGGAATAACCGCCGACCATTCCTCGCCAAGTATACTCATTTTTACGTCACCAGTCACCGCCACTTGCTGGTTGCCAGAGCCAGCAAAGATAGCCACCACGCTTGTCGCCTGCGTCACCGCTATGCTGGCGGTGCCTGCGCCTAGCGTCACAAAGTTAGAGCTTGAGGTTGCGCCTGCTGAGATAGACGCTGACGCAGCCATTGGGCGCACGCGATTAAATCCAGAAGTGGCCGTGCCGACGGCGCTCACCAGAGCCTCAAACGGCCTGACGCGCGCAAACGCGCTTGAGGCTGTATTGACGGCGGTCACACTTGCTGCGGCTGGTCTTATCCGCGCGACAGCGCCAGACGCCGTGACGGCGGCAGAAACGGACGCTGAGATGCCTTTTAGTTTTGACGCTGACGCGGATGCGGCAGTTGAGGTGGCGGCGCTACCGGCTGCAACCTTTACCTCAAGGCTTAGGGCGTCCAGCGTTCCATAGTTCCAGCTATCAAGATTGCCCCAGCCATCCATATGGTCTAAGGCGACAGCAGTCCAAGCGACCTTATCGCCAACCGTGTCAACGGTAAACGACAGGGCGTCGAGGGTGCCGGTAATCCTGTCTAGTGGTGCAACGGTTGCCATCTATCCGCCTTTAGGCTGCGGTGATGTCCATATCACCAATTGCGATTTTCAGGATGTCGCCAGTCTCAATGACTTTGCTTGCAGTCAATGCGCCGTGGATTAACAGGTTGCCTGAAGTCAAAGCATCGAAAATGCCGAAGTGGCTGACCGTACCCCAAGAGCCGGTTGCAGCGTTAAACTCAACAGCCGCATCGTTTGATGCAGTGCCAGATGAAGCTGCGCCAAAGCTGATGCTCTCGCGGGCATAGTTGCTGCCGGAAAGCTCAGTGCCGCTGTTGTCGTCGTTAAACGATCCAGTGGACAGGCCGACATAGACTGTGGTCGGCATTGTGTATGCGCCGGTTCCAAGGATGTGGTCTAATATCTCGTTTTCGAGGTAGTCACTCATTGCGCTCATAATTTAAGTTCCCGCTGCTTGCGATTGCCGTTGATAAATACTACTGATTTGAAGGCTGCCAGTTCCATAATGGGCGCGAGAATTATCAATTTTGATCTGTGCCAAAGCCTTATCAAATCGAGCCATATACTGAGACGCCCTAGCCTCATCAAGAAGGTAAGCATAAGCCTCAGCGAGTGCGCCGTAAAGGTAGGCATCAGGCGACCGGCTCAGAATTGTGTTTGTGAGGTTTGTCGCAGACAGCGCCTCAATTGAGCCAATGTAGATGATTTCCACCTCATAGGTGGCGTCAGGCACCGGACGCAATTTCATCTCATCGCCCACAATGCTGTAGCCCTTTGGCTTTCCACCACCCTCTGATGCGTACTGCTCATCCAGCGCGACAGGGCTGTAGTACCTCAACACGGTCAGCGGTGCGGTGTTTAGCTTTATTTCGCGAACCTCACGCAGATCAGTTGGCAGAGCAAGGTATTCATTGCCCGACACAGTGTTTGCAATCACCCGCTTTTCCTGACTGCGTGTCTCCAGCTCGCGGCTCATAGAGGCTTCAGCCAGCGCAATAAAGTCAGGGATTTGTGCGGTCAAATCAGAACGCGCCAAGAAGTTGGCTATGGATGTCTGCAAATCTGTATAGGTCGCAATTGCCATTAGATGTTACCGCCGCCTGTTCTAAAGTCTCGGTTCTCGCTGTTATTCAGCCAAGCCTTCCACGCCTTTGGATTTTGGGCGGGCGGGCCTAGTGTCTCTAGCAGGTGATTATACACGACATTTGGTATTTCCGCCACATGCTGTACATGCCGCTGCGTATTGACCGTTGCGTTGGGTCGGTAGTCGTTATTCATCTGCTTATTCAGTTTAATTAGTCCGTCGAACCTCTGGGTCGTCTCAATGACGTCGGTGCCGTCAGATTGTTGATCCATAACCACCTCTTTGGCGGTGTGAGGGTCTGTGTATAAAACTCGTTTCATGTTTTTCCCTTATGAAAGAGAGGGGGCAGTTGCCCGCCCCCTCAGTTTTATTATGAACCGTTCAAGTCCATAATCATTGCGTGCGCCTTAGGCGCGGTAGGTTTCAATGCCCACTCTGACACCAGATGCGAAGTTTTTGCATCGCCGTCCTGGCTAAGTTCCTGCTCAAGGAAGTTACGTCCGTTGAGTGTGCAGATTGACACAAAGTTTGGATCAATCAAGAACACCCGGTCGTTTCCAAGTAGCCGAGATGGAACAGCTTGCACAGTACCGAAGTCGGTCAAGAAAACACTGGTAGACCCGACGTAGCTGACTTCCTTAGCGGCAGTCATGTTTACGTCGTTGCTGACCAAGTTGCCAGTGGCTGACAGGTCTGAGAAGTTGGCACGGTTTGTAGCCGAGGCAACCATCAGCTCAGGTGAGCCGCCGTCTGTCCAAGCGTCCTGCATCCCATCTTCGATGAGTGCAAGTGTTAACGCCCGGTCGTCACCGCCAGTGATTGTGTCAGTTCCGTCGCCTGTGGCGAAGGCACCGGCAGTCGCACCGACTGAGCCGTTTGTGATCCAGCAGGTCAATGAAGCTGACTTGCGTGGGTCTGTACCAGAGCGTGCAACGTCTGTGTCACCGATTGCTTTTTCGATATCACGACGCAGCTCCAGGGCTTTTAAGACCTTCTGATAATTATGCTCACGTTCCCGCCCGGCAGAATCGACAGCATCCAAAGTGCCTGATGTTGCAAACACCTTCTTTGAAATCTGGTGGTAGTTACCGATCCGTGAAGTTGGTGTCGCCGCAGCAGTAGCTGTGGTTGCACCTTCGTTGTGGTAGTTAGTAGCAGACGCGGCGGTCAGCTCCTGAACTTGCCATTCGACGAAAATGCCGTTTGAGGTTTCTTTTTTCACATTGGAAAAAATTGGGGTCTCTGCCGGGTCGATCCGGTAAATTATGTCGGCCAATTGTTCCCGCTCACCGACAGCGTTTTGGGTTGTAAAAACAGCCATTGTTTTGTTCCTTCGGGTTATCTACCCATTAAGAGTTGTACAGCAGCGTCAACCGTGCCAGCCTTTTCAAACTGTTCACGCGCCTTCCGCTTTGAACGATTAGCAACTTCGCGCTTGGTTGCCGGTTGCCCTGCCTTGGCCATCTTCGGTGCTTGGCGAGTGCGCTTTTTGGTTGTGGGTT